TATGTACTGCAATCATGTTTATCACTTGGACTTGAACAGCCGTGGATGGCAAACGACCAACACGGATTATGTTCAGAGAAGTGGTGCCCTTACTGGTCAATCTGTAAAGGCGCTCATCTAAGTGATATCGACAACAACCTTTTGGAGGTTAACAATGGATAAGGACAAATCAATCATCACGCAGGTCGCTGCAAAGATTGCATCCGAACTGACAACGAACAACGCAAGCATTGCACAGTTCGCTGACAACTTCGATGCAGTAACCGAACTGTTGATGAACGCAATCTACAAGGGTGCACCAGCGCCATCAGATGAGCAGTTGATTACAACAGCATTCCCACAAGCAACAGGTCAGGACTTCACAGTCCGCATCAAGAACGACCAGCAAGGTCCAATCCCATCGTGGCTTGTGTCCGCTTGTCAGCGTGACGGTGTAACCGAAGTGTACGACAATCGTGCAGACCTCGCAGCCAATCCAAAGCGTCCATGGTTCAAAGCCGTGAACGACAAGGAAAAGGCTTACTGGCCACCAAAGGGAGCCTGATTTGAGACTCTCGCTTGATGACATCAAAGCGGGATGGGACAACGTGGGGGCCAGTGCTAATGCGCTGGCTCCCATTTCGTCTTTGTCTCGTGAATACAAACACTATGTGCCACTCACAGAAGCAGCCCACTCATTCGTGCGCTGGGCACAATCACCCGAGGAACGAGTCTATCTAGGTATCGAACCATTGGACAACGAGATGCGTGGCATCGCCCCCGGCGAACTAGCCATGATGCTCGGCTACAGCCACGGTGGTAAAACACTGGTTCTGTTGCACACACTTCGTAATAACCGTGACAAGAAAGTAGCGTTGTTCATTCCTGATGAACCTAAGACGCTGGTACTTACCAAGTTGGTTTGTATGCACCACAATATTGATGCCCGCATTCTTGAACAACGAGTAGCCGAAGACGACAAGGGAGCCATCGACCTGTTGCGTCAAACAGCAGAAGAAGACTTCCCTAACCTTGCTGTGTTCGACCAGCCACTTGTGCCCGCTGATATGGAGCGAGCCTACGGCGAGGTGTGCGACGTGTGGGGAGCCAAGCCTGACCTGATGGTGGTTGACTATCTTGAACTGGTAGAAGCAGGAGAGATGGTACCTGAGAAGGCTGGCTACCTCAAAGGCTTCGGCAGGAGACACGACATCCCAATGCTCGTGTTGCATCAGACCTCACGCTCAAGCGGTGCCGAAGGACGCAAACTAACAATGTCCTCAGGTGCCTACGGCGGTGAGCAACAAGCAACATCCATCATCGGTGTACGACGCAAGAAGTACGAAATCATGGCAGAGATAAACGACCTGCGAGAAAAGCTTGACCGCAACCACAGCGAGAAAGCACAAGAACGCATGGAGTCCCTCATCTATGACCAGCGCATCCACGAATACACAGTCACACTAAGTCTTCTCAAAAACAAGAGACCAGGCGGTACACTGGTAGACGACGTTGACTTTGAGCTAGATATCAAGACAGGCCGACTATGGGAACTGAAGCATGGTGAACTGCCCGACCAGTATCTGCGGAGGGCACAATGGCAACAGCCCGAGTTGGGATAACCCCATATCTAGTTGACACATTTACCACACTCTTCCGTGGACGTGCAGACGTATACGGAGCATGGGGCGGGGGCTGTGTTCGCAAACCACTGACACCCGATACGTTCATGGGTCACCTACAAGGTGATGAACTCATCGGTGTTTACCCACTGGTGCCATACAAAGCCAGTTGGTTTTGTGTGTGGGGATGCACAGACATCGACGTCGACGACCTAGACGCTGCACGTAATCTGCAGATGGCGTTCGCCGTCAAAGATATCAAAGCATGGGTTGAGAAGACACGCAAGGGATATCACATTTGGGTATTCGCAGACAGCCTAGTGCCAGCTGCGACAATGCGCAGAGCATTCCTAGCAGCCCACCAAGCAATCAACTATCCAGCAAAAGAAGTAAACCCAAAGCAGGAGTCAGCCGGTACTGGATACGGCAACTACGTACGCCTGCCTTACCCAAACGCATACGAAGGAAGATTAGATGAAAGAATCATACTGGACGAAGAAGACAAGCCAATGGGGTTGCACAGTTTCTTGTCCGAAGCACTGCAACACAGAACAACCCTCGAGCACCTCGAAGGAATCGCCACACTCTATGTACCCCCACAAAGGGTCCACGCCGTTCAAGAAGGAGTCACAGAAGACGTCCGTGTCCTACTCAGAAGGGCAGGAGCAATCCCCTACGTCATCTGGAGAGACGGACCCCTTGAAGGGACAGACCGTTCTTCAACTCTCTTTAGACTTGCATGTAAACTCAGGGACAACAGCCTTACTGCTGGAGAAGCTCTTTCTATTCTTAGGTCTGCAGACGGGCGTTGGGGTAAGTTCTATCTCCGTTCGGACGGTGAACAAGAACTAATCAAAATCATTGAACGGTCATACAACATAGTATTCGGAGCACAACCTAATGAATAGGAAACACACCCAAACCTTTAGGTTCAAACCGAAAGTAAAACAACGACCAAGACTCGGCAGGCGAGGGCGGGTGTTTACACCCGTCCAAACCTTGGAGTTTGAACGGCTAGTGAACGAGGCGTACGATGGTTTCTGCGCAGAGAAACCAGTCGCCCTGTCCATTAGTCTGTACAAGGATAAGTTTACGGTGACCGTCACAGAGTATGATACACTTGAGCCTAGCCCACTACGGGGCGACATTGACAACTATGCGAAGTCAATCCTAGACGGGCTTAACGGTGTGGCATACACAGACGACAAGCTTGTATACAAACTACAGGTAACCAAACGATGACAAAGAACTCAGACTGGGATATCCCAGCAAGCAAATTTAACTTTCAAAAGGATTTAGCATATGGCCAACAAGGAGAAAAACTCGTACAATCGTTTCTTGACTCGCTCAGCGACGGAGCGTTTGAAGTCAAAACAGACCGCTACAGGAATGGCAGGATGGCAGTCGAGGTTGAACAAAACCCTTTCCGCAAAACAGACGAAGAAGGAAACCAAGTTTGGAACCCCTCCGGAATAAATGTAACTAAAGCAAAATGGTGGGTATATGTATACACACTAGATGGTACGGGCGGTGCGTTCATTGTCGTATCAGTGAAGCGACTCAAGAAGTACATCCGCAAAAACAAAAAGAATCTGAAGATGATGGACTTTGCACGACGCTCAAGCAACCCAGCACGAGGATGGATTATAGAACCCGACCAAGTGATGAGCATGATGTACAGCGAACTATATGATGAATGAGTTCAGACCCGCAAGAACAACAGCCGACCGCAGTCCCGATACGGACATGGAAGCCCTGATGCAAACCAAACCATTTGAAGAACCACCAACCTCCAACGAGGAACTACTGGTGCTACGGGAAGCCGTAGCATCAATAGTAGACGACCTAGAACCACGAGACCTGTGGATAATCAACGCATGTATAAGCGAAGGCAAATCTTTACAGAAGATTGCCGACGAACTAAGCATGACCAAAACACACGTATGGCGCCTGCGTAATCAGGCGTTCGAAAAATTAAAGGTAGCAATGTCAACAGACACAACAATCCGTAAAGCAATCCGACTAGCAGACACATGGGAACAATCAGCCATGCAATGGGTGATGTACATGGCAGGTGTAGACAACACAGAACGCATCGACATTGAACGCATGCGCTCCTACATCACAGCCCTAGAGGCAGTGTATAGGACCGAGCGTGAGATAATGGTAAAGCAAGAAACCTTCACCGACATCGCCATCGCAGCAATCAACGAGATGCGCATGATGGAGATTTGGGACACAGGAGAAATGGTTGCCACCTTGTGCCGTAAGCAACACGACTATGGTCATGGCAATATTAACCGCTTCGGAATGTATGGGGTAATCGTTCGCCTCAGCGACAAGATTGAACGTTTAGAAAACTTAAAAAATAAAAACACAAAAGCATTCCACGAGTCAACCAATGATACACTTATGGATATCGTTGGATACTGCGTGATTGCTCTAATGATACTGGACGATACTTTCAATCTTGAATTAGGAGACTACGATGGAAACACCGGAACCCACGAATAAAACCGAACAACCAATCGACCAATACTGGGTCGTATCAAATATCTTTGCTTTGATTGCATTCCTTGAAGATAAGTTCGGACCAACATCTGTAGAACAGATTGTTGCAGCAGCCACAACTATTGAAGAGGCAATGCGTAAGGAGTCCGAAGGTACGGAATGATACGAACTCAGTTCACGGTCGCCTTTCACACACCCGTGAGCGTCCAAGAACTGTACGAAGTCCTGGCCCGACACTACGGACTGCAACACGTAGAGTTGGGTCAGGGTCTTCTAGTTAACGGACTACCGCAAGATTGGATTGTGATAGCTAATGAGCGACAAAGACGATTGGATTAAAAACTTTCTACCACCCGAAGACGTAGCGGATATTGAATCCAAAGCCAAACGGATTGTAGAACAACATGGAACCTTCTACGAGATGAGCGTCATGATGTCACAAGAAGACATGATAGATGCAGTACGTGCAGGCTACGGCATGCGACTAGCAGACCGAGACTCATGGCTCGTAGGAATCGGAGTATTAATGAGCCTTCTAGGAACTATGGAAGCAGCATTAAAAAACGATAAGATAAATATTTGGGAAGAATGAGAACGGCCACCCTTCGGGGTGGCCTTTCTGCGTTTCTAGGCATCAACTTTTTGCCAATGCCACGCTTCAAACTCGGGATTCTTTTTACCATTCGGCAACGTAGGTTTGCCCTGCAAATAAAAACCATACGTCGGAGCGTGCATGTCAAGCCATGCGTACACCTTCGGGTTCGTCACGTCGATATCAATCGCCAAACCATAACCATGATTAGACGAACCAGGAGTCGCTGCTGGCGACATTCCTTTCTTTAGATACCACACACGACCATCAAACTTACGAGTGACCTGAGGAACACGACCAGTGTCCTTGAGGCTGTATCTGCTCATAAACAAATCATGCTGACTCTTGTATGAACGATAGGAACCAACAGACCTAAGAGTGATGCCACACGACAACGCATGCTTATACATCTCGTTGAAAGACTTAGCAGCCGGACGGTACAACCATCCACCAGCCTTACACTTGCCCATAAGGCGTGCAGGAAGCTTCCCGCTAGGGATGCGGCTAAGCGCCTCAGGAACTACCAGTCGCTTGGTGGGATAATTTAACTTAGCCATTACTTGGCCTCCTCAATATTTTTCTGTCGTTGTTGCATGCGTTGGAGTTCAGCCAAACGGCGGAACCTCTCAGCATCTTGCATGTCGGGAGAAACACTAGATACAGGTACACCCATGAATCCAGCAAAAGCATTCTGAACCTTGCTTGGGTCACCCTCTCCTGACGGGAACATACGCTCGGCACGACCCAACAGTGGGTTCATAGATGTAAGGGCATACAAAGCCTTCTTACGGATTACAGCATTGCCGTTAGAGTCACGTTCTATTTGACCCGCTGCTTCAAGAGCAGGAATCAACGGCTTAAGCATACCGCCAACAGGAACCCACTCGTCCTTGAACTGCTGTCCTGTGTAAGCGTTTGTGTTCATAACCATTTCCAAAGGAACACGAATACCTGGGTTAACCATCGCAAGAAGTTTGCGAGGGTTCTGCAAGTCCTGCCACTGCTGGTCAACACGGCTGAACGGAAGGTCAGGGCTCAGGTAGTTACCGCCACCAAGATTAAGCGCACCAGCCTGAAGCATTGACAAAGGAGTCACTTCTCCCTCTTCATTTGGTGTAGTGAAGTTGTTCTTAAACTTCATGTACATCAAATAAGGCTTAGGGTTAGTCCACCGGTTAACAACCTGCAAAGGCATGTTACGGCTCATCCAAGTCCAAAACGGAATGATGTCACGCATTGACTCGTCAAGAATTGACTTCTCTGAATAGTCAATCAAGTAACGACGTGTACGGTTAAACGTTTGGTCAGCGTCAAATCCCTTAACAAGGGAGTCATACGCCAACATGAAACGTGCAGAACCTTCAACCTTTTGACCAGTCTTGCGTGAGATTCTAATAGCAGCGTTGTCAGTAATCATATTACCTTGACGTGCAAAACCAGCAAGAGCATCATCAGCCTGAGTATTTCCAAGACCAGCAACCGTCTGAGCAGCGATACGTGCATTAGCCTGCTGTGCCTGCGGAAGAGTGTTGACCCATTCTTCAATGGTCTTTCCATTCTTGAAAGCGTCATCCATTAAACGCCACAAACGGAAACCCTCTTGCATGTTGCCAATATCTGCACCAGCAGAGAATATTGAAAAGATGTTGCTGATACTGTTACGAACATGGAACCCAGGGCTGAGCGTGGCATACGAACGGAAGAACCCCGTGTAGCCCCTCATCATCCTAGACAAGTCAGTGATAACTCCGGGTTGACTCATACGTGAAAGATTCTGAATCAAATCAATAGCTTCCTTGTTTCCGTAGATACCAGGCAAACCTTCAGACTTCAAACTCTTCTTACCATCAAGAAGACCAGCCTGCTTAGCAGCCTTCTTCCACTCCTTAGCCATCGGCTCAATAACTGCAGACTGCCACTCTCCTGCGCTAGCAAGAATTATGCGGTCCATAGTTTCACGCTTAGCAAAGTCAAGGTAAATCAAGTCAGCATCAGCCTGTGCTGCTGCTGCCCAAGCTTTATAGACAGGATTGTCAGGCTCTTGACCAAGCTTTGTAAACACAGGCTTGTTGGCCCTCATCCACTCACGGTAAGCATCACGTGTACGAGACATTTCTTCAGGGGTGGCCTTACCGCCACGCATCTTCTTCAAAATCTTATCACCAACATCTTGAGGCATGTCATTAATCAGTGCATCAATCTCGTTAAGTTGTGATTCAAAGTCATCGACAATACCACGACGATTATAAATCTCATTCCAAAAACCATCGACATCGCCAAAGCGAGTGAGTATCTGTGTCTGCAGGTCTGCACGCTTTGTTTTAACAGCGTCAACAACAACCTCGACACTTTCCTTATACCTGATACGGCTCTCCCAAGCGTTAACCGCTTCCTTAACACGAGCAGCCTTACCGCTAGCCCACTCCGCAGATTCGGCCTTTGCCCTATCACGAGCAATCTTAGCTGCGTTGTAGTCGCCAAGAATAGTTACAGCGTCTGTGTAAGATTCTTCCAGTGCGTTGTTTCCATCGCCCTTGACAACAAACGGACCGTCAGGTACGGATTGTTTTTCAAGCTGGTCAGCAAACGTACGAGCCTGCTCAGGAGTTCTTGGAATCGGAAGCTCCGCTTCCGTTCCATCAGCCATTGTAGCGAGCACACGCTTGCCTGTGTTCTTCTCAAGTTCATCAGCACCACTACGGGCAATAGACGCAACATTGTCACGCTGTGCGAGAACATCCGCAACAGCGCCAGCACGCTCATCAGAAAGCTGACGAATCTGATTAAGAATATCCTCATGATGCTTAGTCATAAGTTCAACAGACTCATTTAAATGTCCATGAAGCTGTACAAAAACATTGTTCTCAAGCTGTTGCATACGCTTAAGATGCAAAGCCTCAGGGCTCTTATTCCAAACACTCATCAAACCAGCACGACGAGAAGCAACCTCATCTGCACGAGCAATAATAGGAGGTCTAGAATCACGTGGCTGGTAAGACCTAAGACCCTCGGCAAAAGGACCAGCCTTACTCTCAACGTAATACCTAAAGCTAGGATGTGTACCATCAGACACACGAGCAATGCCATCAGCGTCAAACACAGGCTTAGAACCAGGACGTGCCCAGCGACCAGTACGAGCCTCAATACCATGAACAAGAACACGCATCTTTTCAAGAGCCGCATTGTTAACCGCAGGGTCAAGAGCATCACGCCTCAACATCAACTCATCCATAGAGCGACGTGTTGTTTCAATCTCAGCAATGATATCATCAACCATCGCCTGTGAACGCTCAACATTCAACTCCATAGGAGCGTTAGATGCCTGCTCAACTCTGCGTAGCCATTCAGCCTTAAGCTTACCAAGGCGCATCAAGTCTGTGCGATGCTGACGAATCTCGATGTTAACATCGTTAATCAAATCAGGGGCAGTATTACGTGTCGTGTTCTCCAAGAACAACGACTTCCACTCAGCCTCAGAGAAAGTAATCTTCTCACCATTAGCAAGAGTTGCAAACGTAGAGCCATCCTTTGTGAAACCTTCACTAAACATATGAAGGTCATACTGTGCCAAACGATGAATAGCATCCACAATCTCTTTGTCGGCTTGAGCCTTAACGTGGATAGGAAGAAGCATCCCCTCGTTGTATTTGTCCACCACACGACGGGCCTCTTCAATTGTGCGTGCAGCAGGAGGAGCTTTATCAAGACGAGCCTGAGCACTCTTAGGAAGATTAGGGATAGTATTAATCTGACTTAATTGACCCTCCTTCTCCTTCAATGTTCCAGCAAGAACAACCTTCTTTTCAAGAAGACGCTGTGAAGCCTTAGGGTTAGTTTCAATACTTGCAATCTCTGTCTTAATCGCTGCAATATCTTTCTCAAGCTGAATAACATCACCGGAAACAGCACCAGTCAAACGGCTAGCCTGAGTTTCGTATCCACCTGCTGTCTCCAAAGCAGAACGAGCCTTACCGACACGCTCGACAATAGCCTCATTGACGCCGAGCTTCGCAGTAATGCGACGCTCAAGCCTGTCTGCATGGTCCTGCAACAACGAAGCATACCAAGTACCAGTGCGCTGAAGATTGCCTGGGTCATTAAAGAACTCAGCAATATTAACATCAGGAGCAAGCATCGTCTTGAAACGCATACGTGCAGTACGCAAAGCTTTCTGCTTAGTGACAAGTTCAGCCTCTCCACCAACAATAGCACTGCGTGTGCCCGCTATTTCCGAACGACCAATCAAGCCCTCAAACCAGCGCTTAACAACAATAGAGTCAGCGTCATCAGCGAACGGTGTCATTGAGCCACGGTTACCCTTTGCTGCTGAAGGAACATTTTCCTTCAAAGCATTCTTCATGTTTTCCTTAGAAGCGGTCTTACCTGGGTAGGCAGTTTCAAACCAAGGCTTTACATACTCGTCATAAAAAGCATTCTCTGCTTTTGTTGCTTCCGACATCTGCATGATTGGCTTCTTTGACTTGTTACGGACAATATTGCCAGCCTCATCAAGCACAGGACCAGGTGACTTCTTAGACTTACCAGCACGTGCAGCCTTCAAACGACGCTTCAACGTATAAGGGTCACCAGCCCAGTTAACCTTATGGCCAATAACTTCCGTCAAAACATCACGCTGTGTCTGAGGCAAGGTATCAAGAGCGTTCTTGAACACCTCAGAAATTGATACGCCTTCCTTACCTGCAATAGCACGAGCAACCTTCTTATCAAGTTCCTCAAGAATCATACGTGCATGCGTAATGTTAGAAAGTTTAGACTCAATACCAGGGATAAACTTATTTCCAACAGAACGTGTAACTTCAGCAAACATTCTCTGAGTAGGAACAAAACCAAAAGAAGCAGTAAGTTCAGCTAACGCATTAAAGCGTGAATGAACTTCCGAAGCCATAGTGTAGTTAATCAAAGCATTGCTCAGCGCATCACGCTGTGCAGGCAGACCAACCCAGTTTGCAGGACGAACAGTTGAGCCACCACCGCTTATGCTGCGAACAGCATCAAGCGTCTTTGTGTACTGGTCACCAAACATCTCGGTAACATCAGGCATGCGCTTAGGTTGCCCCTTTGCGTCATACACGACATTGCCATAAATATCTGTTTCAATCTCACCCTGACGAACAAACACACGCTTCTGATTAGCCCTAGTAACAGCCTCTTCCTTAATTGCTGCACGACGAGCCTTCGCCTCAACAGCAATCTGGTCATTAGCTGCCTTCTCGGTCTTGGCTGTAGAACGAATCTTTTGTACACGTGCTAATGGAATAATCTCGTCATCAGGAAGATTAATGCCAAGCGACTCCTCAATGGTTGCGACTTCTTTTGCACGAGTAGCACGCATTCTAGTAAGGCGACCACTAAGAGACTTGTACTCCTCGAACATGGAAAGAAGCTCATGACCTGTGTAAGTCTTCTCGTTAAATCCTGTCTTACCAAAAGCAAAGAAAGGACCATTCATCATCTCTTCAAGCTTGGACTTGTGAGACTTAGCTGCCGTCACAAGTTCGCCATAGGTCATCGCATCTGCTGATGCTTCACGAGCAAGATGAACATCAGCAACTGTTTCTCCACCAAGACTAAAACGTTCACCAGTAACAAAGTCGGAGTTGCCACGAGGATTCATTGGGACAGACATGTTGACGCCCATCAAGTCCTCATAGAAATCAAAACCTGTCTGCTGTGGAACTATCTCACCAAGCCAAGGATGGTCACGCAACAAAGGCTGAATAGCGTCATACGTGACAGGCATGTCAGCCATACCAGGATTTGTAGCAAGAGTCCTCTCAAGCTTAGGAATATAAGTATCAATACCCTGAATAGCGTTTACATAGTTTGTTGCACGGTCATAAGCTGGAGTTACTTCAGATTCAAAAATCTTACCAAGAGTTTGCTTACCCTTACTTGTTTCACTACGAACTGTCTGCGCATTAAAAGCAACAGCCTCGTCTGCAAGACGGAGCTGTTCAATAACTTGAGCACGCAAACCCTGAAGAGTTTCAGGAACCTGGTCAGCATACAAACGAGTATCTGACATCAAAGAAAACAATGCAAGCTCACGAACACGGTTAATGTCCATCTCTCCACCAAACAAACGTGGAAGAGATTCATAAAAATCAGAAACCTTCATCTTGGAGACTGCAGTATTCTTCAGCTTGGAATGCATAGTTACCTGCTTGAATATGCTTCCATCTTCTTTAATTGCTTTGTTAATGAATGTCTGCAACTCACCTGAAAGATTAAACTGCTTCTGAATAATCTCACGTACAGTGTCGCTACCAATCTGACCATCACGAGCAATAATACCAATAGCATGAGCAACCTCAATAGGGATGTCACCAACTTCAGTACCCTTAGCCATAGCATCAAGAGTAGACTCAAGAATGTTGCCGAACTCTGTCACCATCTTAATACGGTCATGCGCATCCTGAAGACGTGAACGCAAAAGACCAACCTTGTTCTCCATAGTCTGATGGTGCTGTGCGAGCTCCTTACCAACCATGTCACGCTCAAGAGGGCCAATCTCCAAACGCAAAGCAAGAATGTCATTCTCAAGATTGTCAAGATACCCAAGAAGACCATCAGCAACAAGCGGTGTATTATCAACAGAGTCGCCAGCTTCCTTCATCACAAGCTTGCCCTTTTCGAAAGTTGCATTAAACATAGCAGCAAACTTCTGCTTCATACCACCAAGGTTGTCAGCAACAATCTGCAACTCATCAGCCGTTAAAGTAAGAGAACCATTAAGAACGTCATCAAGAGCACGCTCATTAACAACAATATCCTCAAGCTCACCCAAAGAAGCTCTAGCTTCACTGACGTTCTTTACAAGCATTTCCCTGTGGTCAGAAAGTGCATTCTGCAAACCAATGTGAGACTTCGCAAACTGCTTCTGCAGTTGGCGCATGTCATCATCAAGCGACCTAACAGTCTTCTTAAACCCATCGATAAGTTCCTTATCAATGAACTCACCTGAAACCTCGATAGCACTTGCACGTTCCCAAAATCCAGTATCATGAAGATGCTTATGACGAGCAAGCACACCAACCTCTTTGGCATACTCCTCGATATAACGTGGCATAACTTTGGTTATGTCTGTCTCAAAGAAGTTTCCTACAAACCCGGCATCGTTAGCAATCTTGTTTAGTTTCTCTACACTCTTTAAATCTTCTACAGTTAACTTATGACCAAAGAAATCATCCCCAACTTCCATCGTGCGACTCTTGAAGTTTTTACCGCCAGCCATAGGGTCACGGTCAAATATTTCATTCAAAGCCTTAGAGTGAGAGTTGGACCTATCTGTACGGTAAGCGATTGCTTCATCTGTTTGCATACGTGGGAAATAATTCTCCACCCAACCAGGAGTTGCAGTAGGGTCAATCTCCGCATAACGCTTAGAGATATCGTCCTCATACTGTTTAAACAAATCAATCCAAACCTGTGCTCGCTGTTGAAGTTCAGGGGTGGCACGAGCAAAAGCATCAGCATCCTCGATAATACCAGCAAGCTGGTTCTTCACTCCTTCAAGTCCGGCAGCACGTTCATTAGTAAGAATCTTCAGAACATTAACATTCTCTTTTTGTAAAGCCTCACCAGCTGCACGACGTGCAACAGGCGATGCAGTAAAATAAGCAATAGAAGTAGCAGCAGCTTCGTCGCCCATTTCGCCTTGAAGAAGGGCTTGGCGAGCAGCCAAACCTTCTGCTGGAAGAGTGATACGTTGAAGGAACTTACCACCACGAGTACCCATCATACCGACACGCATCTTAGAAAGAGCAGCATCACCAAGCATACCAATAGCACCCGAACCAGGGAGACGAATACCCTGCCCCTTGTATCCAACCTTTACACGCTTGCCAAGGAAGTAAACACCATGTCTGTTGGCACCTAAGCGTTCAAGAAGTTCAGAGTCCTTAATCGCTGCACGACCATACCTCTGAATGTTGTTTGCAAGAGCTTGGTCACCAGTAAGACGAAGAGCGCTCTTAGCAAGGTCAAGACGTCCTGCATACCCGGCAAACTTACCAGCACCAAAAGTAGCATAAGTAAGAGGGTCAGTAAATATATCCCCAGTAAGACCGATTGCTCGGTCAACCCAAATATTGCCAGTATCAATATGGAATGCTTTACCAAACCCAAACGTAGGGTCTTTAACATTCTTAGTGAAATCACCAAACGAAGCTTTTGTATCCGACTTGCCATCGACCGCATCAACAGCTTCTCTGATGGTTGCGTTAACAGCACGACCAGGTACAGCAAGAAGATTAAGACCATTCAGGGCTGTCTTTGCTATCGGGTTATTGAATAGACCACCAACAACACCGCTGGAGTTGTTGGTTTGTCCACCAGCATTAATGTTGTCAATAGCCTGACGCAACGAAGGATTAGCTGAAACCATATTTGACGTCATACGCCCAAGCTGAATAGAAGCTTTACTTGGGGTTTGACCCAAGGCTGGTGTACCAGCAGGTCTTGCTGAATTGCCACTAGCCATCATTCGGGCCATAGCGTATCTAGGGTCGGTATAAGGATTCACCATACTAATAGGTCAGTTCGTTACGTATTTTTGAGGAACTTCAGGACCGTACTCATTTGGTCACGAGTAGGTGTACGTCCAGCCTCAGTAAAGGCTCTGAGTGCTCCACGGCGTGTCGCCTCATCAAGCTTAGCTGCCTTACGCTGCTGGTCGCCCAAAGCTTCCTGGTCCAACTTTGCCTGCTCATAAGCATACACATCATAGGGATTTTCTTTGGCTTTGAAGCCTACCTTGTCTTCAATGTACTTAGCTTTGCCGCCCATGATATTTTCTTTACCAATGATTTCGGCTGTGCGACCAACTTGGGCAACACCCTTTTTTACGACATTCCCTAATGCACCCCAAGGACTAAATGCCTGCCATCCTGTATACATCGGGTCGTCATCAGATATAGGCCCGCTAAAAACCTGACCTGTTGTTGTGTCAACCTTAGACCAATCAATGTTGTTTTTCTTTGCAATCTTTTGACCCTCAGGGTCGTTCTTCAAATAATCAATCAACTGCTGAGTATCAAAACGCTTACCATACATAGGGCTAAGTTTCTTCCTAGCCTTATCAACAGAAGAATCAGCTTTAGACTTTAACTCTTTAATATTAGAAGACTTAAGTTGCTGCTCAACCATCATCCTCTGAATGTCAGCATTCAACGGAACATCAGCAGTGGTGTAAACGTCGGTAGGGTTACGCAATCCAGCCTTAGACCACCAGTTACCTCCACCAGCTCCACCTCCACCACCCTTGGAAGAACCGCTAGACTTACCAGTGTACTCGTTATACAAACCCTTAGCAAGACCCTTAAGGTCTGCGTCCTGGAAACCATTCAAGTCAGTACCATTGGAAACCAAACCATCGATGTATGAGCTAATATAATACGGGTCAGCACCGCCTTCAATCTTCTTAATAATATCCTGAACAACAGGATAATCAGGATTATTAGCATAGCTAGCCCACAAGCTACCAGCACCACCAGCTTGCTGACTCATAGGGTCATAAGCACCAGCAAGATAAGTAAGCCAAGGATTGTTAAGAGAATTCAAAAATGAAGTATCGCTTTTACCACCTTTTGCTTGAAGATAGAGATTAATAATCTCCGGGTCCATACCCAAGTCACTCATAACTACCTCTGAACTTTCATAGCTTGAAGAATCATCTGCAAAACAGCATTACGGTCAGGAGCCTTCTTGCCCATCAAAGCAGCACCAGTACCAAAAAGATTTCCCTGAAGTTGATTCAACAAATTGTTTCTCTGCATACCAACATCAGCAATAGCACCAGCTTGGTTTGCACTGTAAACATCCCTCATGGTGTTAGCTTGATTCTGAAAGGCGTCAGCCTGACCAGTATTCTGAGCGTTAATAGTTGCAGCAAACTGCTGCAAAGGGTCTTGAGACACGCCCTGAGACTGGAGCAATCCAGCAAGTTCAGGAGTTGTCTGAGTGTTCTGAGCCTTAAAGTTTGCATAAGGATTGCTTTGTCCCTGAAGCATAGAGGTAAGGCTGTCCATGCTTGAGTTAACGTTCCCAGCAGACATATCTCCAAGTCCACGCAAAGTGCTCAAAAGTTTTCCATAACCACCAGCAGTACCACCGCCGGAACCGCTTCCAGCCCTAAGCTGCTTCAAAGCTTTGTTGTATGCATCTGTTTCCGCCTGGTCAATTCCTGCTTGGTCAACTCCACCAAGCTTTACACCACGACGTTCACGCTGAATAGCATTAGCGGTACGTGAATCTACATAATCTCCGGAAAAACCATATCTACGTCGTTCGTCGTCTGTCCATGGCGCAGTATATATCTGAGTCCATTTTTTCTTTTTTAAATCATATGTCCAACTATTTGGAGTTTCATCAGCCATTTTAATCTCCTAACTTAAAAACGGCTTAAACGCCGATAACGTTGCAGCAGCCTGAGCAATGCTCGCCTGCTTTTCTGCCTCTAACTCTGCAATTTGCTGGTCGTACTCAGCCTTTGTTTGTGCCTGCTCAAACTGTGAACGTTGCATTTCTTCGTTCTGCTCACGGTCAACATCAGCCAAGTCATTAAAGTTCTGAGTAGCGAAATCAGTCAAACCCTTCTGATAAATACCCGACTGAACACCAGGACCAGCCAAGCCACGCTTAGTAAACGAACCAACCACCTTCGGTGCTTGCTTCTCATACCCCTGCTGAATATCAAACTTCTTGCGGGCGCCACGTTGCTGAGACAGAAACTGGGCATACGTATTGGCAGCCGTCTTGGAAGCGTAGCCAGCCCCAGCTGCTCGCTTCTTCTGATTGTACCCCATATAGTCGAAATCTGCCATATTAAACCTCTGTTTCGTTACCTTGTGATAATTCTTCAAGAATTAAAGACTTGTTTCTGAAGAGCCTGAGCTGATTGTGCACGTAAGGTCCAATCGTGTCGTGAATGTAAACCTCGCAATGTTGAATAATTCTATCCGTTTCAGTTATTTCCCAATCTTCAGGAATACCATAGTATTCCCTGAAGCGTCGAACGCCTGCATCAAGCTCAGCAACCTCAAACTCAAGAACCTCCTTCAGGTCACATAAACCTGGATAAAGCACACACAAAGACGCCATAGAGCTAGAAGCCATTTTCTTCTTTACAAAGTCAACCAGCTCTTTTTTGTTTTCAGCAATATTTTCAGGCCTCATTCTTGCATGCTCACTGCCTTGGATGTAGTTAGACACCTGCATATCTGATTGATTGTCAACAAGGTCAGGAGTGAAACCAAATGTATCTAAAAACTGTTTAGCCTTAACTGCAATATCTTGAGTAGAATTAAACGGTTCTTCAGCGACTTGCGACCATTCAAACATCAACTTAAAAGCTTCAGAAAGTGTTAGACCAACACATGGTACCTCTGAATTGTTCTTATATTTTTCACGGATTTCTTCATCGTCATGCAAATGAATATAAATCAAATACCCAACACCATGAAGACTGAGGATTGTTTCATACGATTTTAGTTTATTTACCGTAGGAACAATTCTTCCATCTTCTCTTACAAAAGTATGTGGACCATACATTGTATTGTCGCAACGCCACTCAACAGCTGGGTCAAACAAAGCTTGAGAATCACAAAAGGCAAAATAGCCTTGTTCGGTGTTGTCTATGTCAGTGTCATAAAAATCAACCAACCGTTCCCAACAAGTTAAATTAATAATTTCCTCGATGTTGCCATCTTTTGCTACTAGACAATTGTTTGCAGCATGCTTAAATGGATGTGCAATTGCTACCATTAAACATCCGTTATTCATTCTGAATATGTCAGCATCGTTAAAAGCATCATCCCCGGCTGGGGTTCTGCGGTATAAAGAAACAGAATTTCCTGTTATTGAATCAAGAACATAAAACAATTTATGTGTCTTGATTATATTGATATTAAATGGTTTTACTGTAATCATAATTTCCTCATGGTCCGTAATACTTGAATGTTATACCGCCAGCTGTTCCAGCAGAGAACACTGAACCACCTGTTCCTACAATTGTACCAGACCCTACAGAGAAACCACCTGCAGAACCGTTTCCTTGTGTTCCTTGACCTCCACCGCCGTTACCTCCACGAAGACCATACGCTCCACCGCCCGTACCGCCGTTGCCGCCGACATGCGTTGCGCTTCCCTGTGTTGCTGCGTTTCCGCCTGCACCGTCAGTTCCTCCACCGCCACCACCTGCGTATCGTCCACAATCCCAAGCGTAAATTGGCTGGTTGTAATCATAAATAGGGCTGTTGTAGTCATAACAATAGTTGGTACATTCACCGTACTTGCCGTAAGCGCAACAAGTCAGATTGTACCCAGTAATAACATAGTTGCCTGTGAAATAGTAGTAGCCGTATGTGTTGGTACCGCCAAGGTTCGCACCGTTTGTCCCTGTTCCTACAGTACCGCCCCTACCTGACGGAGCAGAACAAGCACCAGGGTGTTGACCAGCACCTCCTCCACCGCCAGTCCAAGTAGTAGAACCAACAGTTAAAGTTGTGCTGCCACCTGCTGTGGCTGTACCTGTGCCACCGCCACCGTTTCCTGCTGCGCCACCACTACCAATAGTTCCGCTGACTGTTTGTGTACCAGCACTGGATGACGTGTGGCTTGCTGCAAGGCGGTATCCACCGCCACCGCCACCACCATAGTTGGCTCCACCACCAGCACCGTAAAGAAGCATCTCATAAATAGTAGGAGCAACACCAGGGATTGAAGGCACACTAACAGAGAAGGCACCAGCAGTAGTGTTAAGATATGTCTTCAAAGACCATGTAGTAGCAGAAACTGTATTTGCTGTTGTTGTGCCAACGCCGTTTGTGGCACGGCATCTAACGTAGTAAAGTGTGCCGTTAGACAAACCTGTAACAACAGAAGAAACAGACTCAGCTTGATTTGTAGTTGTCGTAGCTGTAACCGTTGTAAAGCTAGCAAATGTTGGGCTTGTAGAATAATCAAAATAAACAACAGTTGAAGCACCGTTTGCACTAACGGTAGCATTCAACGTTGCTTGATTCTGATTAAAGTTTGTTATAGCGTTTGTTGTCACCGATGGCAACTCGTTAACGCTAGAAGCAAAAGTTCCTCTACGGATTGGCATTATACACTCAAGTCGCCAATGAGCACATAGTTATGATGGCTAACACAAAACAAAGTAGCAGAAGAATACCTAGCACGAAACTTCAAACCAGGAGTTGCATTAATAGTCATTCCACCTGAGCCAGTTACAGTTATCTGTCCAGTTCCAAGCTGAAGAATATCAATAGATTGACCAGCAGTTAAACCAGTAGAACCATTAACCGTAACAGTAATAGGAGAAGAGTTGTTAAATGTAACCATCTTGCCAAGGTCACTAGAATCAAGACTATAGGAAGTTCCTGTTTGGGCGTTAATTATTTGTGTTGAGTTAAACCCACCCGTAGCACCAGTAGCGCCAGTAGGACCAACAGGACCCTCAGGACCAGTAGGACCAGTAGCTCCAGTAGCTCCTGTGGCGCCTGTAGGCCCGACAGGACCCTCAGGTCCTTCAGGTCCAGTCGGTCCAGCAGGACCAGTGGCTCCGACAGGACCTTCAGGACCAGTAGGTCCAGGTACTGTAGAATCCGCTCCAGTAGCACCTGTTGCTCCAGTCGCACCTGTCAAGCCAATAGGTCCCTGTGGACCAGTGTCCCCCGTGTCGCCTTTAACTCCCTGAATACCTTGAGGCCCAGTCGCCCCAGTGGCACCTGTAAGGCCTATAGGGCCCTGCGGGCCCGTATCTCCTGTGTCACCCTTCAAACCCTGTGGACCAGTCGCTCCAGTGGCTCCTGTAGCCCCTGTAGCACCAGTTAAACCAATAGGTCCAGTATCGCCGGTCAAACCAATAGGTCCTTGCGGACCGACTATACCCTGGGGACCCTGAATACCCTGTGGACCTGTGGCGCCCGTAGCGCCAACAGGACCCTGAATACCGCTGGAATATGGCAACACATTCCAAGGGTCAACACCATTGCCAACCTTAAACTTGCCTGTGTTGTATTCGTATCCAGGCTCACCTTGGGCAAGCACAGGATTAACGGTAGTCCACTGAGTAGATGTACCACGACGATATTGAATTTGAACAGCCATTAGATATTCCCCGAATCAATTAAAGTCAAACCACCATACACAGAATCAGGCTGTCCACCGTCAAGATTTAATGTTGAATACCCACTAGGGCCTGCAGGGCCAACGGGGCCAGTAGGTCCCGTGGCGCCTTGGGGTAAACTCAGGTTCAAAGTCTGATTGGGGAACGAACCAGTAATGCTTGCCGAAGCAACACCCTGTGATACAGAACCAATAGCAAGGTTATAGTAATTGCTGGAGATAGTCGCATCAATACCTTTTAGGTATTCCTTTAACGAAGTAAAAATATGTTGCAGGGTGCGTGCATCTGCCCCCCGTAATGTTTCCATTAGGGGTGCAGTCCAAATTTGCTCCGGAGGATTGTTGCGTGGCGTCTCAGTCATTACTTAGACTCTAGCTCCACAATCTTTGCTTCAAGAGCATCAACCTTTGCAGACAGTTCTTGAATAGCTGCTACAGCATGAGACAAGATAGCTTCATGCTTCCACATTTTAGGAACAAACTTGCCATCAACAAGCTCGTGGTCAACAAGGTCGGTATCAACGTCAACGATGTCGTCAACTATAAAACCGTACTGTCGTTGTGTTCGACGAGCAAAAACCTCAAACGGGTCAGACATGTCTGTGCAATCTTCTTTAAAAACAAAAGAAGTAGGCTTAAGACGCTTAACCAAATCAAGAGCGTTTGATAGTGGAGCAAGATTTTCTTTGTACTTCAATAACGAAGTTCCACTGCGAAAACACAAAATACCGTCAGAACGACGAACAATGTAATCTGTCGAAGCGGAAGAAGGCACTGTTCCATAATAAATCTGTGACGAGTAAACGTTAAGTCCACCGAAAAGATTCAAATAACTAGACGAGTTCATTGCCTGCGGTGTTTCCCAACGACCAAGACCATGGTTATATTCCCAAGTAGCACCAGCATTATTTAATCCAACAGCACTTCCAGCACTAGTAGCATAACCAGCAGTAGTAGCAGACGTAGCAGACGTAGCAGACGTGGACGATGTAGCAGTAGCTGCATTGCCTGTAATGTTAACAGGCAACGTAGCTCCATCAGCGACCTTGTCGGCGGTAACAGCGTCGTTGGCAATTTCGCTAGTACCAACAGCATTTGCAGCGATTTTAGCTGCAGTAACCGCATCGTCAGCAATAGAAACTGTACCAGCCTTTACAGAACCATCAGAACGAATAACACTGTTATTAATATAGTTCTTAACTTCTAAGAAGTTGTCATTAACATGGTTTGCGTTAGACGGAGAACCATTAGAAAATATGTACGGAATACCTAAATCAGCCATTATGCTTTTACCTTTCGTGGATTATACTTTAATGAATAACTATTAATGCCCCAAGATTTACCAAGCGGACCATCAAACTCTAGTTGAATGCTGTTTGCCAAACCAATACTGCGACCAGTAATGATTTGAGAGCCAGTAGAAGCAGAACCCCAATTAGCACCCCAAAGACTGGTGCCCCAAATCATACCTGAAGAAGCACCAGGGATTGTAATAAAATACTCTTTAATTTCACTATCTTCAGCTTCTTCGTAGTCAGCATAAGCCTTAACACTCAGCTGTGTTTCTGTGCTTTGCTGCTTAACAACAATATCAGGACGACGCCACATTTTCTTTTGACCATAAGAACCAGCATCAATCCAGCGTGTTCTGTATTTGCTAGTAAATTGATTATCAACACCCTCTACGTTGTCATACGAATTCTCGTATTGGTCTACCCACAAAACATAAGGTTTTGTTGGGTGAAGAACAACACCACGAGAATCCCCAGTATCAAGCTGGAATGTGCAACCACCACGGTGCCCAAAACCATCGAATGAAGAAAACATCAACCATGCTCCACGTTCCGAAACAGTAGGGTCATACACGAAAGAAACAGAAGGTTCAGTTACGGAACCAGTTTCCGAATACGGAACAGAAACCCAAATGCGACGATTAATATTAGCCACAAAAATCTTAAAACGAACAGCAGGGTTAATCTGTCTGTTAATAATTGCCGGACGAATAGGTTCAAACAAGTCAACAATTCGTTCACCGTTGTACAACATCAAACCATCAGGATAAGAAAAGAAATAAATACCACGCTCTGTCGTGCAGAATGCATGGCTCGTTGGCGAGCCAACATTACGTGAAATCTCAACAACCTGAAACGTATCTGAATCATAACCAAAAATAGCAAACACAGCAGAGTGCTTAAACACCACAAGGTGACCACCAAATGTGGCTAAACCTGTAATCTCATCTCCACCATCATTAATCTCAATAAAGTCTAACTCAGCCCAGTTTGTCGGGTTATTGGGATGTGACCAACGAATAACGTTTGGACGTGAAATACCATTCTCTTTTGTGTTCGCAACAAATACCTTACCTGCATGCGTAACCGTGTGTTCAGCCTGTGGAAAATACTCGGGAGTAATAGTAGGAGCTGTATAGTTGCTTTGCCAAACAGGACCACTGGCTGTCAACATTGACTTAGTCGTGCCATTCCAACTAGCAGACTGGGAATCCCTGCCTGTGGTAATAAAAACCTTTGAACCCCAAGGAGAAAAGTTAGCGCCATGCGGTGCGGTAACGGTTAAAGCCATGCTGGAGAAGTCTCCCCAACCGCTGTAAAAAACATCACCATTGGTGGTTGTCCCACCAGTTGTTGTCTGCCCGGTAGACAGCAACAAAAAGTTATTAGCACCTTCAAAGTTGAACAAACGTTCAGGACTCCAATATGCAGCAACAGGGCTAGTGTTGACACGTCGCATAGCACCACGAGAGAATACACCACCACGAGGGTCAATCTCAACGTTCAACATCTTAGGAGACTCGTTAGGACCCAGCTGGAACTGGTCAGCCCTAAGATTTAAACCACCAGTAAAATCGTCCTGGCGAACACTACGCAACTGAGCCATTACTGTCCCAGGGTACGACCCATAGATTCAAGCCAATACTTAGACGACGGACGAACATAACCACGTGACATAATCATAGGACGATGAGAAGGAGGGCGCATAATCTCTATCTTAGCCAACTGAACAGCCTCATCAAAAGACTGCTTATACTGGCCAGTCATCTCGGAATCTTCTTGGCGCTTATAAGCCTGAGAAATAGCGTAGTAAGCAAGAGCTGTGTGTAAGCGGTAATCTAAATCAGGTTCTTTAGTTGTATCTGTTGTCCACAAGTAACTAGGTTTACGGTATCCACGAATAGACAAAGGATAAACAGCATCAGGCTTTGGATAAAGCTTGATGGTCTCGCCCCACTCTGTATAAAACAAAGGACGAGTAGGAACATCAAAAGAACCATGCCACAACGCCTCGGCATCATCAATTGAAGTAATAGCCAAACGATTACCTGCTGAACTATTATCAAGAATAGAAACGACTTCACGCAAAGCAGTCTTAGGTGGAGTCAACGCTTCGTTGAATTCTCCAGCACCAATAGAACTAATAGGATAATCCCGCTGACCAGCGGTAGTAGATAGGGAATAACTTGATTCATAAAAAGGCCAACGACGCTCCAAATTAACAATACGGTCAAAGCCGTCACGCATATACTGCCGAATAAGGGCAGCAGGAAGGTCGGCCTCGTCGAGGTCCATCACATCCCATACAAATCGTGTAAGCTCAGCCGTAGTAGCCATTAAACTTCTTTCTTAGCCATTGAACGCAGGTGACCTGCGCAATACTCTGTGCCCTTAGCTTTAGGGCCTTCACATGTATCCTCATTAGCAACACAACGGTTGCGCCCAACATAGGGCGCACCCGCTGGTGCCAGGCGACTCCCCGGGGCTTCCCCCGCAGGTCGGATACCTTTAACTGGTTCACCATATAGGGTGTGTGCAAGTTGTTTACTCATACCCTATATGGAGATTCGTTACTTAATATTTGCCAGGATTCTTTTTCTTGTACTCAGCAGCACGCATAGACTGGGTCTTGCTTCGGCCTGCAGGTGCACTAGCCCCAACTTTTCCCTTGCCGAATCGCTGTGCACGGAAAGACGAAGGACTTCCTGTTGCAGCCTTTTTGGCACCAGCAGCACGAATCGACTGAGGGTAAGATGACTTGCTGAGTTTCGGAGTTGTAGTTCCTGGACCCTTGATTCCACCCTTTTCCACACCACGAGAACGCAATGTAGACATACGAGGCGTGGCTTTCTTTGATTCTGCACCAGCAGCACGAGCAGAACGAGGAGCGGTCTTGTTCGCCTTCATTCTTGCACCAGCAGCACGAAGCGACTGAGCATTTGTCGTAACTTTTCGTGCAGGCATTTTCTCTGCGCCTGAAGCACGAAGGGTTTTTGCTCCAGTAGCAGTTACGCTACGTGGGCTTCCCTTTTCAACACCACGAGCACGAAGAGAAGAACCAGCACGAGAGCCAGTTGTCTTGTCTACACCCGAAGAACGGATTGTGCGCATTGTCTTAGAGCCAGTCTTTTTTGCTGGCATTTTATTCCCGAATTCATCTCTTTCTTCGGTGCTCTTCTTAGAGGCCATTTTTAACTCCTTAGTTATTAAGTGAATAAAGTGAGGGGGGCTTGCGCCCCCCAAACAATATGGTTAACTTACGCAGTCTTTGCGGTAAGCTTACCCTGCTTTGCACGGTTTGAACAAACAAGGTTACCGTAGCACATGATAAGAGCGAAACGAGCGTCCTGGTTTTCAGGGCGAACGAAATCAGTCTGTGCAAACCACTTGTCGGAGTGACCAACAAGCTTGAGGTACTTGGAGTTAATGAAGAACATCGTTCCGGCAGGAGCGTGCACATCATACATGATTGGAGCACCCTTGAACAACAGGTTCTGGAAACCAGCTTCTGCAGTCTTGGTGTCGGTGTAGCGAAGCTGTGGTTGAAGCAGCGACTCATACTTTTCAAACAATGTTTGCGTTGTGAGGATAAGGTCAGGATGGTCGTTACCAACAGACACGCTGTTGTATGCGGTTGCCATCTGAAGAAGTGTCAAAGCACCAGCGGTGTTCTCCTCGTATGAGTTCCAAAACTCGTTGCCAACAACTCCAGGAGCCGTAACAACTGACGAGTCAATTCCACCAAGTGTGTTGCCACGCTCAATGATGTTGCCAAGGCCGTTCCAGTTCTTGCCTGAGTTTCCTGTACCGTTGCTAAAGAACATTTGGTTGAAACCTTCACGCAACGACTCTTCAGCCTGCATAATCTTGGCTTCAAGCAAGTCAATGATGGCATGCTCGCCGTTGTTCTTCGCTTCTTCGATGCCGCTGATAGCGATAGAAGCACCATACTGCTTCCAATCGTATTCTGCAGCTGTGATACCTTCCTGAGGTGTCAAAGCAAGTGTCTCATAGCCTGAGTACGACTTAACAGTGTCGTTCTGACCATAAATCAATTGTTCAACAATCTTGGTACCACCGGACTCGGTGCGGATGCGACCCTTGTCTGAAAGCCAGTATGTAAGTGGACGTGCGGTAAACACGTTGTCTGTAAGCTTGTCACGGTAGTTGGCAAGCGTAGTTGAAAGTAGTGCGTCAAAATTTGCGTTCGGCATTTTAACTCCTTATGATAATTAGTTTGAGATACCTAACTGCTGTTTAGCAGCAGAGAAAGCATCCCTTAGTGAAGTGATAGGTGCTGAGTCTGTAGAAGAACCCTGAGCCGATGCACCGCCAGCAACAATCCCACTAGACCGCTTAGCCTGAACAATTTTTTGTTCTTGCTGAGTCTTGCGTGACTGCAACTCTCGTTGTGCCTGCTCTTTGCTAAAAAGTCTATCAAAAGCCATTTGCTTGTACACCGCCTCTAAATTGCTAGTGCCCTGAGCAAGAGCTGCTGAAACAACTTCATTTGCATCAAAGTCTTCTCCATACTTTTGCTGAAGTCCGCCAATAGTCCGCTCAAGCTCGTTCATCGCTTGTTGCTCCTCAAAGGAAGCCAAACGCTTTTCAAGCTGCTTATACTGCTTCTCCATAGGGTCTGCCCACAAATCATCCTCTTCAAAGGATTCTTGTTGTTCCAAACCATAATGGCTCTTAAGAAGTTCAACTGTAGCTGCAGGGTCATTGTCCAACGCTTGTTGGATTGCCTGAGCAAATTGTACGTTCTTACGTTCTTCTGCTAGTTGCTGCGTCTTGCGAGTATAATCCGCTTGACGCTGATATCCGGAAACCGCTTCCTTGAGTGGTACTTCAAGTTCCTCACCATCTAACGTTACCTTGACATATTTGTCGGCAAAGTTATCATAGTCGAGATACTCAGGAGTATACTCTTCAGTAGTAGTCTCTTCTCCACCATCAACTTGTCCATCATATTCAATGGGGTCTACGGCTTCAGATTCAAAATTTTCAATTTCCATGTGTCTCCAGAGTCCATGAAGGTTGCTCTAAATAGTAGGTGAATTCGTTACATTGTATTAGGCAAACCAGCGCCTCGGTTCTGCAACATTGACAGAACCTGCGGTGGAATACCACTAGGTTGTGGCATACCACCTTGTGGTGGTGCGCCCTCCATCATCGCAGCAGGGTCAAGCCCCGCTGGAAGACCTTCCATCTGTGGTGGACCTTGCTCGGGCGGTGGGCCCTGCATAGGTTGACCATCAGGACCAACAGCACCAGGCTGTTGTGGTTGCGCAAGGAAAGCTTCAGGTGTTTTAACACCAAAGCCAAACTGCAATACGTGACGAGCCAAAGCAGCCATGTCAACAACGCCAGCACCAACAAAAGGAGCCATAGCATCAACCATCTGCAACGCCATCTGACGACGGAACGACTCATTCACTGGCTGTGTAGAACCAGCTTCAACCTCAAAGTCAAACTCACCAAGAATATAATCACGGTCAAAGTTAACCCAAATAGGCATAGCAGAAGAACCAACAACACGAGCAACATGCTCACCGGTCATGAACTGCTGAGCCAAACCAATAAGACGCTTGGCTGAAGACGCAATAGCACGTTCAACCTCAGCAAGTTTATCGGATGTGCGTGCGTTCATGGCGTCCTGCATCATGGCAGATTCTGTAGCGGTACGACTAATTTCAGACGAACCGCCACGCATAAACTCTGCAACACCTGAAACACGGTCCATGTCTTGCATAATCTGATTAGTCAGATTATACATGTCAGGTGGGTTTACAATTGCTGGCATAGCTTGCACAACAGAGCCCAAAGGCTCATCACTGATTACAGGAACCATTACGTTGTCTTCATCAGATTCAAGTGCATCACGACCTGGTGTGTCAAACGCATTTTCCTTGTACAGCCACTTGCGTGAGAAACGCTTACGGTGGTTCATCATTTGCGTACGTGTAGCATTTAACTCGTACTGAAGAGGTTCAATAGCTTCAAGTTCACCCATAGGGTAGAAGTGTTCAGGAACGTCATAGTTGCGAAGCATAACAAATGGGTGTCCAAATGCATATGGCATTGGAACTGGGTTAACTAGGAAACCATCACAGCCGTTGCAGAATACAGACATTGTTCCACGCTTCATATCGTAGAACTCCCACACATCAACGTATGCGTCTTTATCTTCTTTTGTTGCACGAGGACGGTCCTCATGCGCTGACCATTTGTTGTATTGGCTGGCTTGTGCGTCGTTGCGTGCCTGGCGGTTGTAGCGTTGGTCGTTGCGAACTTCCAACAATCCACGACGTACACGTTGTGCAATCCACTTTGCATCCTCAATAGAGGTTGCATCAGGGTCTACAAAAACGTCAAACGGTGAAACACGCTCAACAAATGGGCGGTCTTCTTTGACCACAATTTCTGTTTCCATTGGAGCTTCTTCAGCTCTTGAATCCAAATCAGAAGAAGAATCTTCCATGTCGGGTGACTCTTCACCAGGAGATGGAGCATCAGACTGTGGTTGTTCCATCGCCGGCAAAGTAGGCTTCTTACGTTCTTCTTCTACAAACTTGTATCCGACCTTAAGCCAGCCATGCCCAATAATCAGGTAGTCGTCAACTGCTCGACGCAGTTGTTTCTGACAATCAAAGTGACGCCACCAATAGTTGATGATAGCTTCAGTAATGATGGCTTTATCGCCATCTTCAGGTTTACGAGCGCCGACAGTAATTTTGGGGTGGTTTACTGCGACACTCGGTGCGATAACGTTAATGGTAGAAAATGCAGCATTAACAAGCATTTGGTCTTCAGACGATACCTGGTCAAAATGCTTGCCCCTATACAGGTCAATCATTCGACGCCAAAGCTTATCGTACTTCTCCTCTTTGCGCCACTTGCGAGAATTATCAATCTTCCCTCGGTAGTTAGCTAAAGTGCTACGGTGTGTTGGACGGGCCATTAGGCTTCTTTCTTAACATACACAAGACGCAAGAGCGACTCAACTACAAGCTGAATAGCAGCGACTTGTTCTCCACTGAGATTAAGGCCGAAAGCTGTCACAAGAACAGTCAAGGAGCGCACAAGCGCACGAACGTTTCCACTAGTAAACTTTGTCATTAGATTTCCTTTCGGGTATGAGGGGTTGGGTCTGAAATGTGTTCGTCAAGCTTGTCATCAATGTTATCAATCTTGATAACAAGATGCTCAAGCAAACCACGAGACTCTGCATGCTGGCTGGTGTTTTCGCTGCGAAGCTTTTGAAGAATAACCACCACCGGTCCTGTCAAGACAGCAACGACAATAGGTACCAGCCAAGCTTCCATGATTTATACCCAACGACTTCCGGCAGGTTCAATGGTACGACCTTCTTTAGCTGCAGCCTCAATGGTTTGACGCTGACGCTCACCAATAGTAGGACCACTAAACTCTGATTTGCCGTGGGTAAAGCCAATACGGATAGATTTTAGATGGCAAGCAAAGCAAATCTCACCACGGCGAGGCAAACTATCCTCAACCCACGTAGATTCACATCGCTCACATTTAAATTCAGCCATAACCTATACGAAAATCGTTACTTACGAGCGTTAAACGAACCCAAAACAAACTTTTCCTTCTTCTCAGGTTCAATTTGGTTAGCAAACCAGTCAAAAGAGAACTTAGGTGGAGCCAAATCAGGGCGATACTCAGGAAGCCATACGTGTTTAAGCATTTGGTTAGCAATAGCAATAGCCATAACAAGGTCGTCATGAGGAGAACCATGCATCTTTCCATTTTCATCACGAACAAACGTTCGCAACTCAGCAAGAGTGTGCTCGTCAAAGATACCCAGCTCACCATCACGAATAGCTTTACCAAGTTCGTCAATAGCCAACGGCTTAGAAGCCGCAGTAGTACGCCAACCAAGAATCTCAGTAGCCTGAGGAGCACGATTAGCCAACCTACGCTGTCTGTATATGTTTCTATAACCCGCACGTTGCAACGCCTTCAGCGTTGTCAACCCATGGTTGTTGTTCTCCACACCAATCAAAGCGTGGTTATACCAGTCACCCAAATCATACAAGACATCAGAACCAAACAAGTCAGGGTCAACATGACCACGCCACCTAGCCACAACCTCAAGAGTTTCAGCATTGATAACCTGAGCTACACTATAGTCACCATGCAGTAAACCTTCAGCCACGTCAGCCCCAATACAGTACACCTGGTCAGGTTCAGGTTCGGCCCACACACTAAGAGGACCCCCATCAGCCTTAAAGTCATAATAGTCCAAAGCAAGCAACGTACCCTTAATGGGGTCTATTGGTTCAATAGCACGAATAACGTCAATATCAAACACAGGACGGCCGGACCTAACAAACGCCTCATCAGGGTCTGACGGGTATTCCTGGGCAAGCTGCCAGTCAGGAAGCTGCGCTTTTTTAACCTCGTACCATGAGGCATCACGGTCACCGGCTGACCAAGGAAAGAAAATACCTTTGAAATCATTCGTGCCAGTCTGAGACCCGACCCAAAGCTTATGAAATATATTCCCCTCACCCTTAGCGGTGGATAGACACACAATACGACCACCCACATCGGCAATCGGCTCAATAGACGCCCATGCTTCCTCCGAGTTCGGAAGAAAGGCCATCTCATCAATAAAGACACGATACACGGATTCACCACGAGCAGGGTCATTACCACTAGGAAGAGACTCAAGAGCAGATTCATTACTAAACACCATCTTCAGTTGATTATCGGAAACCAACCCAGGTCCCCTAGCTTTCATCCAGTCAGGTAACATTTTAAACCCGTACTTAGACTTCTGTAGAAGCTTAGCAGCTTCACGCTCGGTACGGCTAAGCATAACCTCAAAACGGTCAGGCCAAAAGAAAACCTCCCAAAAAGCAAACGCAGAAGCTAGGGTTGAGAATCCAATCTGACGGGCTTTGAGAACGATACTGTTGCGGTTTGAAATCCAAGCGTACGCAGTTTCCGTCTGCGCATCACGCATAGGAAATAAAATACGCCCACGTTCAGGATGGCGAATAAACCAATAGTTAGAGCAAAAATACTCAAAAGCATCCGCAAGGTCCGAATCACTCGCATCGTCAGGTCCTTTACATAAGCGCCACTCACGCTCGTTAATAAGTTCAGTTAATTCCATTCATCCTCGGCATGACGCCCATTGTTCTTACGTTCAGCAGCACAGAACGGACACTCAGCCCATCCATCAGGGTAATCCTCCCCACATCGCTTACACTCTATAATGTCCATTAGACAACCTTAAGAGTACGGGTCTCCTTCTCCCTAGAAGCCACAGAAGCAATCAAAGCATCCAACTCATCATTAGAAAGCTCGGCAAGTTTGCGGTCAGACTTGACTTCCACTGTAGGCGGAGCCATACGATTCGTAGCCTGCAAGTACAATTGTGCAGACTTAACATCATTATCTTGGGTAGCCTTGTTGTACAACATATCCAGCACAGCCTGGGTACGCTCAGGAGACCCCTGAATATCGTCAACCCTATCCTGCCACTGCTGACGAAAATTGGGCTTCTTCTCCCACCGGCGAAGCGTAGTAATATCCACACCCAAATGAACAGCCATCTTATTCTTAGACGGCGGGGTACGCTCACTAGGAGCAGTGCAAAGCCAGTCCAAATACTCGGTCTGTGTCTGCGTAAGAACTAATTCTTCTTTCATACCCATATAGGTAACTTCGTCACCTACGGGCAGTCTGATGGACTGCAATAGTGAGAATGATTCCCAGGTAACGTTTGGGGGGGACTATAGGGGGGGGTAGCAAGAAAACCGTCCTAAAGACGGTTCTTGACCTGGTTTAGCAAATACATCGGGGCGAGCATAAGCGTAGCCCCGTTCATGAAATGAGGAGATATGAGTCCCGAACAGTTAAAGCATATACAGCCCTGGGCGGAGATTAGAGTGACCTGGCGTGATGCTTACGCACCACACTCCGGATGGCATGAAGTAGATGAATATGAACCCGAAGATGCTGTAGCTGTCACCATTGGACGCTACTGGGCAGACTGCCAAGAGAACTATCTGACCACAGCAGGAACCGTATTCCGATATGAAGGGGACTCCCCAAAGACAGTCGGAGACATCAACCACATCCCCTACGGATGGATACTATCAATAGAGGTAATCAATGCCAGCCAAACCTACCCCCAAGCGTGACTCACGTCTAGCACGTGCAGGTGTTAGCGGATACAACAAACCCAAGCGCACACCCGACCACCCCAAGAAGTCACACATCGTCGTAGCGAAATCCGGAAGCCAAGTAAAGACCATCCGCTTCGGACAGCAAGGAGTCTCAGGCTCCCCCAAGAAAAAAGGCGAATCCGCAGCCTATGCAAATCGCCGCAAATCCTTTCAGGCAAGGCATTCCAGCAACATCGCAAAAGGACCCATGTCCGCAGCATACTGGGCCAACAAAGTAAAATGGTGAAATAAACCCTTCGTCTAGAGGGTATCCAAAACTAAACGCTCTCGCCCTGCGTCGGAAGAGTCCCTTTGAAGTGACGGGGCATGGGTGGCCGTACTCCCAGGGGGGCCTGTGTCTGCTAGAAACCCCAACAAGCACAAGGCTCACGAATGCATGTAAAGCACACAGAACAATAGATGAGGGGCGCATCCGCTGGCTGGTATCCGATACTGGCTGGTTGGTGGGCTATCTCAATCAAGCAAACAAACTCCCCACGCTTGGGGAGTTCCTAACAAAAGGAAATACATTGGCTACTACCAAGGCAAGCGGACTTACCGCATGGAATACATCACGCAAGGCAGACTTGCTCAACAAGAAAGGCAACGAGCATTTTTGGGATGAGTGGTGCTTGCGTCATGGCGACATGGTGAAGCGTGGCGACTCGCCCGCTAAGTATCACAAGTTCTACGCAAGTGACACGAAGCGCATCACCGATTACAAACTCAAGTCTTTTGAGAACACGCTTGGCGCTATCACTCGTGCCGTTCGTAAGTACGGTTCGTATGAGGCTGCGAAGCAAGCGTTCCTCAAGGAAACTCGTTACGAGTATGTGACTATCGGTGCTTTCATTACTTGGGCGCCTGCTGGTCAGCGTGCGAAGAACGACACGAAGCCTGCACCTGCGACGGCTATCACGATTACTGCTGGTGAGGCTCGCAAGCGTCTCGCTAAGTATTCGCCTGCTGTTCGTGATGAAATCATCAAGGCGCTTGGTCTCAAGTAATCTCCCCACGCTTGGGGAGTTGTCCTGACATGACGAAACGCCGTGAGGCGTCCACGAGTGAGTGCTCGTGCTGATGAGTCATCAGTAAACAAAGGAGTGGCTATGGCTACTGAAATACATAAGACATGGGATGAAGTTGTACTTCAACTCAACGACATCATTGACGAGTTGCAAACTTGGCGTGAATATGAGGAGGAAGTTGGTTACGACCTTGCTCATGCTGACAATTTGACTGGCGCTATTGAGGCGTTGATTGTTGTTATCGCAGGGAGTAAGTAATCATGGAAATCAACGGCGAGAAAGTTATCGGTTACGACCGCATTGCTGACCGAGGTCTAATCATCTACACGCAGTCTGTCAATCATGCAATGGGTGATTGCACTCATGTTCGTATGGCGTTTGCTACCAAGCAGGAATGCGATGAGATGGTGTGGATTGCACGCAGAGAGTGGAAGAAGCACATTGCAGGATTGCGTGAGGGTTACCGAACCATTGTCAAATGACGAAACGCCTTCGGGCGTCTACGGATAAATGTCCGTACTGACGAGTCAGAAAACAAAAGGAAATAACAATGACTACATCTGAAATGCTTGAGCAACTTGAAATCGAAATGTTTGGTTTCGCTAGTGCAGGCAAGTGGGCAGACAACCTTGCTGATGAGCAGGAGTTTCTTGCTGAACTTGCTGAGTACGAGTTCGCTCGTGCATCATCACGCACCGGAATCAAGGCTGACCGTATCGCCTAGATAGTTCCTGTCGGGTACAAGTGCATCAGCATCTCCCCATGCTTGGGGAGTTGTTGGTGCCCTTGCTACTCAATAGAAATGTTGAGTTCACAGAAAGGGCTAACCATGCCTACTACATCATTATCCATCAACGGTGTTCCGTACACTGACACTCAGAACTTCCTTGCGGAGTTCAATCGTGTCATTGCTCGTGATACCGACAACATTGAATCAATCCTTTATGACTGGGCTGATTTGGAAGAAGCAGGCACAGATGAGTACGAGTCGTATCTTCATTGGGAGGCTGTGCGTGTTCCTAAGTATGACTCTTCTCATGTTGTTGAGCGTCGTGTTTCTAAGGAGGCAAAGTAATGCCGTACTCACTTGATTACAACGAACGCATTGCGTTAGCCAGTGCTATGAAACTTGTGTTGTCTGAGTACGACACAATGACACCGCCTGAAATTGTTGTGGAGGAAATATACGCTGCAAATACTCTCAGCTTTTTAGCATGGAAGCCGTTTGAGGATTACAGCAGTGAGGACTTGTACAATTTGATTTGGCAATTCCAAGAAACCATTTACGAAGCAATGTGTGCCAGCGATTTCAATCAAGGCATTCGTAGCGAGTTCAAAGCAACATCTTTATACAAGAGAATGGAGGACATCTAATGGATAAGCGTACTGAGTTGTATTTGCGTTTCGTAGTGCCGGCGAAGTATCGGATGCGTAAGCGTGTGACATGGTGGCTTGAGAATGCCATTGACCGTCTTGACATTGAGCGTTGCCATCGTTATGACAATGCTGTTACTTTCCGCCAGTTCATTACTGATGATGAACTCTATACTTTTGACACCGACAACGATTTCTTTGAGGAGAACTAAATGAAGCCTGACAACAACATCGACCGTGTAGCAACCAAAGCACGCAACGCTGGTGCGTTGCTGTATTGGCAAGCAATCAACACGAACACCAATCACCGCACATTCGTAGACGAGGTAGACTTGCCTATGTTTGAGCGTGAGAACAATGTCGGCATGACATGGTTATTGACACCCGTCCTTGACCTGTCTCTCGTAGATGTGAACGGCAATCACCGTTCATAAACTCCCCATGCTTGGGGAGTTACCAATAAACCAACAACAAAACAAAGGAGTCAGCAATGACAAACATCAATGAAAACCCAGTCAACGAAGAGCCCGAAGATGAAGAACCGCAAGAGGTCGAATGTTCGTGGTGCTGTGAGGCATACCCCGAAGACGAGATGCATGACATCACATACCAGCGCTATGGTCTGCGTCGTCATGAAGTCACAATCAACTTGTGCGAATCATGTCACGACTGCATGTACACATGCAACGACTGCGGTACTGCATACAACGGCGACAACGAAGGCGTATGCATTGACGACTGGAACGGCGTGTCTGTGTGTGGCAGTTGCGAAGACAACTACGAACACTGCTACGAACACGACCGCTACTACAACACCAACGACAGTTGCGAAAGTTGTGACGAGATGGGTTCACGCTTGATTAACGATTACTCGTTCCGTCCTGCACCAATCTTCCACTTCGTTCGCTCAGGTGTTACCGACTTGAGTGGCGTATCTAATCCTTTCAAGACTGTGACTGGTTTTGAGTTGGAGATGGAAGCAGTTGATTGCGACGCCAGCGATGGTGCTGAACTTGCCAACGACCTGTACGGCGAGTGGTGCTACCTCAAGCATGACGGCTCATTGTCCAATGGTTTCGAGATGGTCTCTCACCCATTGTCTCATGAGTTCATTGCAGAGAAGTTCCCATGGCAACGACTCAAAGAGTTGTCACAACTTGGTATGCGTTCTGCCAACACTCGTACTTGTGGATTGCATGTTCACATCAACAAGGACTTCTTCGGCAAGAACCCAACCACGATGTACCGCTTCATGTCAATGTTCTATCGCAACAGTGAGCAGTGGAAGAAGATTGCTGGTCGCAGTCACTCCACATACGCTGACTGGTCTGAGTACGAACTCACACGCATGCTTGAGTACACCAAGGGTCTCAGCCTTGGCTCTCATGTCCGCAACAACGACCGTTATGTTGCACTCAACCTACAGAACCGCAACACGATTGAGTTGCGTTTCTTCAAGGGTACATTGCGACCTGAAACATTCGTTGCACGACTTGAGGCTGCTCACGCTGTTGCTGAGTATGCATACGCCACTCGCAACTCTGTCTCTATCAAAGCAGCCCACGACTGGGATAGGTTCCGTGAATGGACTATCCAACAAAAAACATACACAAACTTCAATACATACGCAGATGCAAAGGGGGTCTGAGCAATGTGCTTACTGACTTTTATTCCTGAATACACAACACCAAAAATCGAAGACTTGACCAATGGTGCCTACAACAATCCGGACGGTTTCGGCTTCGCTGTTCATGCTGGTACATCCATCATTCACAACAGCGGTCTTAACTTCAACCAAATCCTTGACGAGTTCATGGCTGTGCGTGCTAAGCATAGTGGACCAGCGTTGTTCCACTCTCGCATCACAACGCATGGTGGTACCTCGCTTGACAACTGTCATCCATTCCAAGTTGGTCGTGACACTCAAACTGTTATGGCACACAACGGCATGCTTCCTATCAACGCCAAGAACGGCAAGTCAGATACTCGTATCTATGCTGAGGAGATGATTCCACAGATGGGTGGCTCTACCATTCTCAACAGCAAGAAGATGCGCAAGAACATGGCTAAGTTCGCTCGTGGTTCCAAGCTTGTGTTCCTGTCTGCTAACCCTGATGTGCAGAATGATTTCACTATCATCAACGAGAAGGACGGACACTATGACGCCGATGGTGTTTGGTGGTCAAACAACAGTTACACCTATGCTCGCTATTCGTACAGCGGTTCAGGTATGTACACCAGTGGTTGGACTAAGAAGACTGACGCCGAGATTTATGTGCCTCGTGACTATTACGACTCACCAAGCAAGGTCATCGACTGCTCTTATGTAGATGCCGACGGCAACGAAGTGTGGGGCGAGTTGTGGACATGTGCGCACTGTGACTATCAGGAGTACTACGACGACATGAACATCGACCTTGCCGACCTGTGTCCGCAATGTGATGCGTGCTGGTTCTGTGAGTCTGAGCGTCTGCTGTGCACCTGCTACGAACCACAGTCCAATGTCATTGACGAGTTTGAGAACGACCGACTTGTGCCTGCTGCTTTACAGCGTGGTAACTATGACGGTGTAATTGACTTCTTCTAATGCCACACACAAGACCACATGTAGCACCGCTTCAGTATGACTCCGATGGTTTGCCCATCGTCATCAACACAGCAACCGACTACACCCGTACTCTAATGGCTCGTGCTAGGGCAATGCGTGAACGCAATCCAAACTGGTACGACATGACCGTAGAACAAATCGGTACAGAACTAACACAACCAACACAACAGGAGACACCAATGACAACAGATGCAACACCAACACCAGTACCAACAGTCAAGCATGAAGCAATGATTATTCTTCATGTGCGCTACGACATGCTCACCAATGATGAGTGGGCTGCAAACAACGCTGCAGAACGAATGGCTCACTTCATGTCCGAGGAACTGCGCAACAGCGTCTACAACAAGCCCGAACTCACAATCCAAAGCACAGTAAGTGACTACAAACTTACATACAGCGGTATCAACCAGTACAAGACTGCTATTGCCAGTGAGCATCGTCGTCGTCCTAATGTGTGGCTTACTGGTCGCCTTGAGTCAATGACTGAGGCTCTGTCTAACTGGGCTAACTCATGGCGTGCAGTCAGAAGCAACAACAGCCTGTACGACACCTGTCGTCATCTCGATACTGACGGGCGTGATAACGGTCATGTGATGCTTCCGATGTTGCCACACGCAACCATGCGCCGTGTGATTGACGAGGCACGCACAAACATGGACAGCGCCCGTAACGACGACTTCGCTAATGCTGTTCGCCAGTCTGCTATCACCATGATGGACGGGTTGTTTGAGGACGGTCTGCCTATCACCCACGTCAACACACGGGTAGAACCGTTCTAATTCCCCAGTCAACCCCAGTCAACACAAAGTAAGGTATTACAATGACACCACAAATCTACACAGAACTATCCTTTGACGAACTTCGTGCCGTCATGAAGTCGCTCAGCATCGGCTGTGACCAACTATCAAAGAAACTTGATAGACTTACATCAACCAAATACCACACCGACGTTCAGGAGGAACTCATGATTCTTATGTCAGCCAACAACAAGTTTGGACACTCTATGTCTAGGGCATTAAGTGAGATGCCGGATGCTTAGAATACTTCTGTCATCTCTCGCTGTAATCAGTGTACACCTAAACCAAACCAGTCAACCAAACTCCCCAAGCGTGGGGAGTTCCACAACAACACAGGAACCAAATGCCGAAACATCTACTGACATACTTACCATTGCAACAACGACAAGCACTACCAGTACCACAGTACGACCGCAGACCGAGCCAAATGCGTGGCCGATGGAATGGCTCGCTACGCTACGGACTCCAAAGGATTCATATTGGGATTCTGTTGCTCAGTGTGAGACTGGAAGCAATTGGCAAGACCTTGGCATGTGGGGTGGCGGACTTGGTATCTACGTACCCACTTGGAGGGCGTTCGGTGGCAGACAGTTCGCAGGACGGGCTCAAGGCGCTACACGAGAAGAGCAAATTCTTGTAGCCAACCGCATCGCCTTGCATGGCTACCTACGGCAGGACGGGGTATTCCAACAGCCAGTTGGATTCCTCGGCTGGGGCTGTATCAGAAACAACAAACATCTAAAACCTACGGTGCCGACACCTTGGTCGGCTTGGAGAAACAAATGAACCACACAGAAGAAATCATCAAAGCATCACTCGTTGTCAGCAACCTGTTGGGTGACGCACTAGACCGCTGGGGAGACAACATGGAAGAGTCAGAAACAATCTACGACGCTATGGATGCCTTGTGGTACGCCATTGAGGCGTACAAGGTCGCCACAGCCCACGAGAGGCTGGTAGCCAATGGCTAAAGCCAAGAACCGTTGGGTCTGCCCCAAATGCGGTAACGCCTTTGAGACCGACCTAGAACTGAAAGAGCCACCAACCTGTTATGGGCACAACGGCAAGACCTACAAAATGGTCAAGCGTTGACAGGTTCCCAACCCACCCTGTTAGTCTTACGACCGCAGGGGAGGGGGACAACAGGGGGTGGGGTCACAAGACCAAGAAGCGCACCGCCCAGCAGGGCGTGCGCACCTGAACCAGTAAGCAGATACATGACAAGGAGAACATGACAGCCAGCCCCGAGGGATGCGGAGTACCCGAACATCCCGTCGAATGCTTATGTGATGTCATCATTACAAAGCCGACCACAACCAAACTTGCCATACCACACGAGATGCACAACGGCGAAGCCATTGCGTACTTCGGTAAATGGAACGGCACACTACTGAACTGGTTTG